ATGTAATAGGTGCCTGTAAAATGTTCTCAGCGTGGGCAAGTTTATAAAAGAAATTCTCAAATACTTTGCGGTCAATTGTATCAGCACTACACTCATTTTGCAGATATATTGCTACTTTCTGCAATTCTTCAAACGCTTCTACTTGCTCCTCATTTACTTCTTTGCTAACGTCCTCAAGCTCCTCTGCTTGCTCAAGTAGATAATCAAAAGTTTGCTCAACATCGCTGCCATAATCTATCTTTTCAGCAACTTCATAAATACTATCATCTGCCTCGATTGCATCTTTTTGCCTGTCTGTTATATGGCCATTATCATTAAGATATTCGATAAAGTGATCAATATGTAAATTAACCATATCAACTAGTAGCTCCTCTTTAAGCTCCCTTACCTGCTCAATAATAGCAGTTCGCTGCTCTGTCATTTCTTCACTATCATCTTCTAGTGGCTTGTTTGTAATCATTTTAAAGCTCCTTTGCTCTATTGTTTAAACCTGTGTGATTTATTCAAATCTCTTCAGTACGCCTAATTGACGTAGACAGTAAGGCGATAAATCAGCCCTACTGTTTCGATTATTTACCCTTCAGCGTTAATCATTGTTTAGCTCCCTATAGTTTTCTATCATTGTATCTAGCCCAAAACCCGTTAACCTTATAAGAAAAGTATTAACTATATCTTGTGTCTTTTCGTCCAAGCCTTCAAACTCTCGAATAATAATTGCATTGTCTTTGTTTTTATAATCTAAGTCAGTGCTTAAGTTTTCTTCTAGTATTTCTTGTAAGTTCATTATTTACTCCCTTCGACTTTATTAGTCAGTTTATCTCCGTTAATAAGTTTTGCACTATTTGCAAGTTCATACATATAATAACTGCCGTCATAGCAGTCAAGTCTCCAACCGTTGTCATTCACTTTATAAGCATCAATCTCGCCGTAACTTTTTACCAGGCCACTCGTGAATATATAATCTTTTGACCTAAATAGTACCTTCCCAACTACTTCACTCATTGGCTTGCTATCGTCTACTAGTGCAACACTGCCACCACGAAATGACACAGTTTTAGCCGCTAAGTCAATTTCAAGCTCTGATAATGCTTCAGTACCATAACGCTTTATAATGTCCTTTTTAGTTTGAGCAATAAAGTTCATGTTATTAATTGGATAATGTCGCCTAATTACCTCGACTTGTTTCATCATGTGCAATTGTCTTTTGTTTAATTTTACTCGTGATACCATTATAGTAATCCTTTGCCTTAAGTGTTAAAATCTCTTCAGTACGCCTAATTGACGTAGACAGCAGCGCAATTGCGCCGCCGTTTCGATTAGTACTTATTTACCACTTCACGCAGTCTGTCTTTACTCTCAATTACTTTTCCAACTGTTAAAACGCATCTAGTAGTTCCTATGTTTTCAATTTTGTCCTTATAGCTCATTATACTATTCATAGTAGTTACAAAGTTTTCTAATGCATTCATGTCGCCGCTATCTATAAGCCTTAAACATTTTTTACGTGCTAGTCGTATAATCCTATTAATTTGTAATATCTTTACAAGTGTTGATTTATTCATTATTTACTCCCTCGATGTTATAGATATTTATAATCATTCTTTGTTATCGCTATTAACTCGTAAAACTCCACGCCACTGTTTGTCTTACTATCCTGACCATTATATTTGAGAGTAAAGCCAATTTTATTAAGTATCGTCTTCATGCAACTAGTACCACAAGCACCATCAAGGTACGCTTTGCCTGTAGTTGGATTAAAGAACAACCCGTAAAACTTATCACTTGCCACTCTTTGCTCACTTCTTTTGTTCTTGCAGTGATTCTTAGCTATTTTATTAAGTTCATCTTGGAACAACGCCTCTATTGTATTGCCAAGTACTGCACCAAACCTGTCATAACCACAACCGCTCGCCTTTGCAATCATACCGCCATTATAACCGTTGAGTATCTTACTATTCCCATGCCCTCGACTGCTCCACTTGTGTTTTAGGCTTGTGTTATTGTCAAATATCCACGCCGCTTGGTCTACTTTCTTTAATACTGTCTTCATGTCTTAATCTCCGTTGATTAAAGGGTTAATGCGTTGGCTTATTTGCTAAATAATAAGTTAATAAAGTCACATGCAACTATAGATAGCGCAAATGTTATTACAGGTAATACTATAGTAAAGGCCATTGTATTAAGAAGTTTGTCTACTACGTTTGAAGTGTTTTGCATGATATAATTCCTTTTTATTAGATGTAAGCGACACGCTTTATTGCTTGTCATTTGGTAAGATATATTTACCACAGTAATAAGTATTTGCAAGTAAAAAAGTAAATAATTGCATGATATGTAAATAATACACGTACATATTACAGTAATTAATCAAGTTAATGGTAGTAATTAATCAAGTTAATAGTAATAAAAGACAGTAATTACTGCAATATGTAGTGTTGCTACTGCAATATGTAGTGTTGCTACTGCGATATCATGCCATTTTGTACGAATTTACGTCTATTTTAGTGTTGTCATGTCGTGGTGGTATTGTCGTGTTTTGCGCTCAATTTACGTTATTATTGTAGTAAATAGTTTGTGAGGTGCGTTGTAGATAGTACGAGGTTGGAACTAAATGACTAGGCGCAGTCGCATATCGTTTTTGTTACCGCGATTAGATAGATAGGGTAAGTTAACAATAATATTAAGTTTATTATATACTTTATTATATATATTAATCTAAAACAAATGGATATAGAATAAAGAAATAGGTACGTATATCCTACGACTAGATGCGTTAGATACGTATATAATAAAAGCTATGCCATTTGTTTGAGATTCACATATATGAAGAATTAGCTCGTAACTGAGTTATATTAGTAACTTGCGTCGCTATTAGCGTGCCGTAACAAAAGTGATATTGTAATCGTTTCGAGAAAACAGCTACTTAGCAACTTAATCACCTGCGTCACGCACTCAATTGATGATAAACTCGTAGTAATTATTGAGGTAAGGCGTAACTACTTATTACAGTAACTTACTACAGTATCAACGCAACGCCACCGCAACAGTACTCTCCTATGATATCAGTAACTTACGGGCGTTCGTAACTCAGTCCCTACGTAACTGTGCCAATGATTCTAACTACTTGGAGAGTTCCTTCGTGAATTTCTTAGCGAGGGCGACGCAGTTACGCAGAAACAAAACCCCCTAGTACCGCGCCACGTGCATATAGTTCGACCCACCCGTAAATTTTTAACGAAATTATATAATATTTACTACAGTAATTAATTACTAAGGTAAGTAGCTATCCTTACCACAATTGCTACTAAGCCCTACTAATAAAGCTACGGATATTCTCCATGTGAAGTATTAATGTATGCTTCGGATATTACAGCCGACCGCATCACTCAGGTAATATAGGCGTTCGGTCTTTAGCAAAAATATATTTACATCGAGGGCAGCGACGGGCTATACTGGTTACTGCAACGTGGAGTAAAGCAGCAATGACGAAACCAGTTATCTTTAACAAGCAATTGAACCATCGGCAGAAATTATTTGTCGAGGCCTACTGTGGTGATTCTGCAGATGCGGCTATACAGGCAGGTTACTCTGGGACGATGGATAGTATGCGTAGGCAAGGTGATAAGCTGCTGAGTGATCCAACGATCATGGAGTGTATTAAAGCTCGGTCACGTTATTTAAACAAAATGGGAAACGCAGTGGCATCTCGAGAAGAGCGTCAGATGATGTGGACTGCCATAATGAATAACGAGGACCCTCATCACCGTGAGGAGAAAGATAGCAACGGGATACCAATACCTAAAGCAAACTTGCCGATGAATATGCGGTTGAAGGCTTCAGAGCTCCTTGGTAAATCCGAAGGAGATTTTGTTGAGCGAATTGATATTAATGCTAATGTTTCTATTTCTGATATTATTTCAGAATCGTATCAGGTAGGTACGGAAGTATCACTGGACATCATTGAAGCTCAATATCGAGAAGTACGTGCAGCGAAGAAAGAACTCGAAGATAAGCAATCAGATGTTGACTATGGCATTGAGCCGGACGAAGATGAAAATGATAATGAACAATCATTGGATGATTTAATTTGAGCAACAATAACGTAATACCATTGGCAACTGTTAACCCTTATATGAAAGAAGATGAGCAGGTAACTCCCAGTGGTATCATCTTGCCACCAGAAAATAAAATCATAACAGAGCTACCTGACAAGCCCATAGAAGCACCCAACGTACAACGGCTACTTGGTAAAGGGATTGACCTTCAACCCTCTCACCTGGCTCTCCTGTGGCGAAAGAAGCCTATATTATTCCTCGAGGATGCGTTTGATGTAAAACTCGATGATTGGCAGGAGCATGTTGTTGACATGTATCAAAACAATCAACGGGTTGCATTAGTAGCAAGTAAAGGTCCGGGTAAAACTTTTATTCTGTCCATGCTTGCGTGGCATTTCTTTATGACAAACTTCCGTCCAAAGATGGCAGCCTTGTCTGTCACGCGCGATCACTTAAAATCAAACCTTTGGGCAGAGCTTTTAATGTGGCGTGAGAAATCCAGACTGTGCACCTTGTCAACTAATGATGGTGCAGAGCGTATAACATTGAAAGGTCACGAAGGATACTCGTTCATAGATGCGAGGTCATTTGCAAAGTCAGCTGATCAGAATACACAGGCATCAGCACTTGCAGGTCTCCATGCAGATAATGTTGCATTCATCATTGATGAGGCAGGAACGATACCAGATGCAATTATAACCACAGCAGATGCAGCCTTAACCACAGCGGTCACTGACAGAACAAACTCGAAGTTATTGGTTACAGCTAACCCCGAGGTTCCGTCCGGTTTAATCTACCGTGCAGCTATGGGTAAATCAATTCAGAAGTGGGCAGTACATAGAATATCAGGTGATCCAGATGATCCAATGCGAGCTCCTAGGGTTGATATTAATTGGGCACGTGAACAGATAGCTCAGTTTGGTAAAGATGATCCTTGGGTACTTGTCAACGTATTTGGAACGTATCCAGATCAAGCAGCTAATATGCTTCTCACTGATTCAGAAGTACATGAGGCAATGCAGCGAACTATTAAAGGCAGCGAAGTGCAGACATCACAATCACGTATGGGACTAGATGTTTCCCGTGGTGGTGTAGATAAGTCAAGCTTTGCAAGAAGAAAGGGACTAAAAGCGTATGCGATTGAAGTAGTATCTTCAAGTTTACTAGGTCCAGAGCTTGCAGGAATCTGTATGCTGAAGCAACAAGAATACAAAATTGAAAGACTATTCGTGGATGATACCGGAGGGTATGGTTCATCAGTAATTGATTCACTCGATATGGCCGCACCGGTAATGGACGTTACTCCAATCAAGTATAATGCTAAAGCTCAAGATAAAAGATATTTCAATAAACGAACGGAGATGTGGGTTCGAATGAGAGATTGGGTACGTAAAGGCGGCTGCCTTCCAAACGATCCAATACTAGCTAACGAACTTACAACTCCTAAACTATTCTTCCTGGGTGGCGTACTGCGACTTGAGGAAAAAGAACAGATTAAATCAAGACTAGGCTATTCGCCAGATAGGGCAGATGCACTAGCTCAAACCTTTGCAGATGTAGAGCAGCAGAGCTTCTATGGAAATTACCAAGCACTACCTGCTAGTACAGATCCAGACCTTAGAACTCGGATAGAAGAAGACCGATGGAATAGATATCAGTCGGAGTCAGGTCAGAGCAGACATCATGCTGATCCTTATGAGCTTGACGAGAATCATAATCCGCATTATCCTAGACATAGTTCGTAGGAGAATATATGGCAGCTAATCAAAATGGTGAAGTAGATCAAGGTGATGCAGTATTAACTGGAGCAGCTTCAGGTGCTTTAGCAGGTGCAGCAGCAGGACCGTATGGTGCTTTAGCAGGTGCAGTGATTGGTGGCGGTATAGCTTTGTTTAGTGCTAATTCTCAGAATGACGCAGCTAGAAAAGCAGCTAAGAAAAGAAATGAAGCTTTAAGAAATAGAACAATAATGTCGAGGATGGCAGAGCAACAAGCTCAATCACTTCGAAGTACTGGAAAGGATTTAG